GGGGGCTAGTCCCCCCTTTCTCACTTGAGGGGTTTTATGGCTACTTTTCGTTGTCTCCAGTCTGGTAACACCGTGACTTTCACCTTGCAACATGACATTGACTCCATGAAGGGTCATCAAGGTTATGTGAGGGTAGACGAGCCAGAAGTAACCATAGAATCTGATAATCCTGTTCGTACAGATACCGCCTTTCGTGCGCCTGTCATTCCCACAATTAAACGTATGGGTAGACCCCGAAAGGTTGTAAATGTCTGATATTGATGCCAGAGATTTTGGCAAATTAGAAGCTCAAGTCGAGGCTCTCCAGAAGGAGATGCACTTATTGAGTGCAGATGTCAAATCCCTGTTGGAACTTGCCAACAAGGGTAAAGGTGGTTTTTGGATGGGTATGACTATCGCTTCCTTTATGGGCGGTATCGTTACCTTTATTGTTGATCGTATCTGGAAATAAGGAGAACGCTATGCCTATGGTCGGAAAAAAGAAGTTTCCCTACTCTGAAAAAGGCGAGAAAGAAGCCAAAGAGTATGGCAAGAAAAAGGGTATCCCTGTAACTATCATGGTTGCTATTGGCAAGCCAAAGAAAGCTATGCCTATGCGTGGTGGTCGTACCGCTACCAACATGATGAAAAAATCTTCACGAGGTAAATAATGGCTTCTTTAACCGACCCAATCACACTCCTGAGCGCAGTTGGCGCTACTGGTGCTTCTAAGGCTGTTCAGGCTGATGCTGGTCAACCAGCGTTCTTGCAAGTTTCAGGCATTACTACTGCTACCGTGGCTTTCCAAGGCAGTCTTGATGGAACTAACTGGTCAACCATTGGCACTGCTTTGACTGCTAACGGTATCGTCACCATCCAAAACGCACCCAAGTATTTGCGAGCAAACGTAACTGCTTGGACTTCAGGCTCAATCACTGCCAAAGTCCTGTACTAAGGAGAAACCCTATGAAGATGACTAAATCTGCTAAAAAAGTCAAGAAGGTCATGGGCGAGTACAAGGAAGGTGCTTTGCACTCTGGCAAGGGTGGCCCTGTGGTTAAGAGCCAAAAACAGGCTATTGCTATTGCTTTGAGTGAGGCTGGCAAGGCCAAACCCAAGAAGAAGATGAAATGAAGCAGGGACTTTATTCAAACATTCGGGCCAAACAAGCTCGTATCAAGGCTGGTTCTGGCGAGAAGATGAACAAGGTGGGGTCTAAAGCCGCACCTACAGCCGCTGACTTCAAACAGGCGGCTAAGACTGCAAAGAAGCCTAAAAAGGTGAAGTAAATGAAAACTCCAACTTGGCAAACAAAAGCTGGTCAGAATCCAAAAGGCGGCTTGAATGCCAAGGGCAGAGCCTCTTATAATGCGTCAACTGGTGGCAATTTGAAGCCTCCAGTAAAGTCGGGGGATAATCCCCGCAGAGCAAGTTTCTTGGCTCGTATGGCTGGCAATGATGGCCCTGAATACGACAAGAAAGGTGAACCGACAAGACTGCTTCTTTCGCTAAAGGCTTGGGGTGCTAACTCCAAAGCTGACGCAAAGGCAAAAGCTCAAGCTATATCCGCAAGGAACAAAGCAAAGGCGAAAAGCAGATGACATACTTAGAACTTGTAAACGATGTCCTTGTAAGGTTGCGTGAAACAACTGTTTCCACCGTTGCAGAAACATCGTATTCATCCCTGATTGGCAAGTTTGTCAATGATGCAAAGCGTCAGATTGAAGATGCTTATGCTTGGAATGTGCTTGGCACAACCATCACCTTGTCAACAACATCAGGAACATACTCTTATGCCCTGACTGGTTCAGGTCAGAAGTTCCAAGTCCTTGATGTATTGAACGTCACTAGCAACCTACGCATGAAGAATGTGGACTTTGCTACGATGAATCGCTATCAGAACTTCTCAACTCCTGTGAACGGTATTCCAGCCTATTACGCCTTTGATGGCGTTGATGGTAGCTATGACACCAAGGTCACTCTCTATCCTCGTCCTGATGGCGTGTATAGCATTCCATTTAGCCTGACAGTGCCACAAGCCACTTTGTCTAGTGACTCGACTGTTGTAGCCGTTCCTGACGTTTTGGTTGTTCAGAATGCTTATGCTCGTGCATTGGTTGAACGTGGTGAAGATGGTGGTTTGTCATCATCTGAGGCTTACTCCTTGTACAAAGCCATGCTGTCTGACTACATTGCTTTGGAAAGCACTCGTTACCCTGAGAATCAGGAGTTTGTTGCCGTATGAGCCAAGCAATTCAAACATTCAGCATCTCAGCCCCAGGTTTTTATGGGTTGAACACGCAAGACTCTCCTCTTGATCTTGCGGCTGGATATGCCTTGGTTGCAACCAACTGCATCATTGACCAGTATGGACGTATTGGTTCACGCAAGGGTTGGGCTAGAGTTAATTCTTCTTCTGGAAACCTTGGCGCAAATGACGTTAAGGTTATCCATGAATTGGTTGTGGCTGATGGTACATACACTGTATTGTTTGCTGGAAACAACAAGTTGTTTAAGTTAGATGGGTCTAATGCTGTTACTGAGTTGACCTATGGTGGTGGTGGTACTGCCCCTACCATTACTGCAAGCAACTGGCAATGTGCTTCCTTGAATGGCATCACATACTTCTTTCAGTCTGGTCACAATCCACTGATCTATGACCCTGCTGTAAGTACCACAACCTATCGTAGAGTGTCAGAGAAGACTGGTTATCAAGCCACTGTTCCTGATGCCGATATTTGTATTTCAGCATTTGGTCGTTTGTGGGCCGCAACAACAACTGCAAACAACGCTACCGTTTACTTCAGTGACCTTATTTCAGGCCATGTGTGGTCTACTGGTACGGCTGGCTCATTGAACGTCAACAATGTGTGGGTGAATGGTGCTGACCAGATCACTGGTTTAGCGGCTCATAACGGATTTTTGTTCATCTTTGGCAAGCGTCAAATCTTGGTATATCAGGGTGCTACTTCTCCTTCTACTATGTCATTAAGTGACACTGTTGAGGGTATTGGTTGCATTGCTAGAGACAGTATCCAAACGACTAGCACTGATGTGTTGTTCTTATCCAACTCTGGTGTCAGATCGTTGATGAGGACTATCCAAGAAAAGTCTGCTCCAGAACGTGACTTGTCTAAGAATATCCGCAATGACTTGATGTCTGTGATTGCTGGTGAGACATTGACTAACGTAAAGTCAGTGTATTCAGAGCGTGAGGCTTTTTACCTGTTGACAACACCTAGCATTGATGCTGTTTGGTGCTTTGATACAAAATCTTATCTTCCTGATGGCGCGGCTAGGGTAACAACTTGGGACTCTATTGCTCCAAAGTCTTTCTTGTCTCGTAGAGATGGTACTTTATACATTGGAAAAAATGGCTATGTTGGTTTGTATAGCACTTACCAAGATTACCAAACAGCATATCGGATGCTGTATTACACAAACCATGCTGACCTTGGAAATCAGAATCAAACTTCAATTCTGAAGAAGTTGTCCATTGTTGTGATTGGTGGCACTAATCAGACTGTTACGTTCAAGTGGGGGTTTGATTTCAAGACAAACTACTTATCTGACAATGACACTATCCCTACTCAAGGTGAGTCTTACTATGGTATTGCTGAGTATGGTGCTAATGCCACTACTCTTGCTTACTATACAGATGGCGTAGCTTTGCAGACGCTTGTTGTATCTGCCACAGGCACAGGTAAGGTTGTTCAGACAGGATATGAATCAGACATCAATGGAACGTCATTGTCTATTCAGAAGATTGAGATTCAGGCCAAACAAGGCAAGATAAGTTAAAGGAAGACCATGACAGACTACACCAAGAGTACGAATTTCGCCACTAAAGACAATCTGTCTTCTGGCAATCCTTTGAAGATTGTCAAAGGTACTGAGATTGACACTGAGTTCAACAATATTCAAACTGCTATTGCAACCAAGGCAGATTTGGCAAGTCCAACATTTACTGGTTCTCCAGTATTGCCAACTGGTACTACTGGAGTAACTCAATCATCATCTGATGACACTACAAAACTGGCTACAACTGCTTTTGTGCAAGATGTGGCTGATGTAGTTAAGTCTGCTTTATTCCCTGTTGGCGCAATTTACACGGCAACTGTTTCAACTAATCCAGCTACTTTGCTTGGATTTGGTACTTGGACTGCATTTGGTGCTGGTCGTGTTCTTATTGGTAATGGTGGTGGTTTTAGTGCTGGAGCTACTGGTGGTAGTGCAGATGCAGTTGTTGTAAGTCATACACATACTGGAACAACTAATTCATCAAATCCAACTGCAAATGGAAGATTAGATGGAAATACTTTAGGCGGTGGAACCCCATCAAGTTATCCAATATCAACAACTACAACAATAGGATCACCAGTTCCTTGGAATCCTTTGAATGCACATACGCACACATTTACAACAGATTCATCTGGTGTATCTGGAACAAATGCCAACTTGCCTCCATACATTGTTGTGTATATGTGGCAGAGAACAGCATGATTATGCAAGACCCAGAATTCCGTATTACTCATCACTTCAGTGATGGCCTATACGCCAAAGAGTCATTCTTTACGGCTGGTATGGCAATCATGAAGCATACTCATAGCTTTAGTCATCTGTCTATCTTGGCTCATGGCAAGGTTGCTGTATTGCGTGGTACTGAGATTGACATTGTTTCTGCACCAGCTTGTATTGAGATTGAGGCTGGTGTTACTCATGGTGTAAAAGCCATTACTGATTGTGTTTGGTTTTGTATTCATGCCACAGACGAGAAAGACCCGTCTAAAGTGGATGAGATTTTGATTAAAGGGGATTGATATGCCATTTATTGTTGCTGGCGCTAGTTTACTTGGTGGGTTTATGCAGGGTAAGTCTTCTGAACGAGCTGCACGAACACAAGCAAATGCTCAGATGGAGGCGGCTCGATTAGCGGCTGAAGAAGCTCGCTTTCGACCTGTAGGCGTTACCACACGATTTGGTAGCTCTCAGTTCCAAACTGACCCTTCTGGTCGTCTTTCTGGCGCTTCTTATGAGTTGAGTCCAGAACTCAAAGCCTATCAAGATAGATTCAGGGCTTTGTCTGGTGGTGCATTGTCAGATGCTGAACGTGCTAGA